CTTTTCTGAGGCATCCTCAGCAATAACAATATCCCAATCAAGTCCAGCGATCTTTGCCTTTAGAACTTCTACGCAACGGCGAACAATGTCAATTTGTTCTGCTGCGCCTCTAAGAGTTTTGAACTGTACGAGCTGTTGCTCACTACCAATGTTAAGGTTTTGTGCGACTTGATATTCGTAACGGCGTGGGTCTGCTCTGCCATCAGGTCGCAATGGGTTAATTGCGCCCGGCATAATAGGTTGCCCCGGCCCAAATGGAACACCTGACATAAGAGGATTACGCAATAGCGGTGTTTGTTGTCCGTAAGTCTGATTCTGATTAGCGTTACGCATATCTTGTTCGCTCATCACAACTGCACCTGCTGGCAAATTCACATTTGGTGCTTTTTCAATCTGATCTGCTACTGCTTTTGCTAGACGGTCAATAAGACCCATTTGTCTGCTCCTCTAATGCCCCTTTTGGTTCAGGCTATCGTAATGATAGCGCACCACACGCTGAGAAACTATCCGAGGATGACTACGCGGTATGCGTTAGCAGATGGAGCAACTGAGAAGTTCAAAGTAACTGTATTTGTTGTGGCTCTTAGGTTATCAACAATAACTTCTGAACCATCGGATACGGTGTAAACCTGAACAATAACATCTAATGTTCCAAGGTTGTGCGTGATGGTGTAAGAGGTAGATGATGTTGAGAGAGTCTGTGAGAACTTACGAGCTACAACGGCGGTGTCAATAGAAACCGTATTAGTTCCAACGCTGATACCTGTTCCAGCACCTACGGCTAATCCGCTTGAAGTAGTCGCTAAACCTGAGTTGGTCTGTAGCAGGATAGATGCGCCACCTGATGCAGCCTGTAAGCCACCTGATGCGGTTGGGTTAAAGCTGAAAGTATTACCTGAAAGGCTAAGACCATTACCAGCAGCATAAGTTCCTGCGCCTGAAAATTGAGCAAAGACGATATTGGTAGAACCGATTGTTACAGGTGCGTTCGTGGTACATACCCAACCTGTATCGGCAAGGGTTGTTCCTTCTTCGACAAAGGTAAATGCTCCGGGTACTTCTGTACCTGTATTCATATCGGTAGAGCGTGTTGGTGCGCCGCTTGCATTGACTGTGTAGATGCCGTTTTCTGATTGTGTTGCTTGGTTCTTAATCAGGATGCGATCACCTGTTACAAGTGTTACTCCGTCAATAACTTGACCGTTAGCAAAAGAAGTAGCAAGTGTTCCTGCGGTTGTTGTTGCTGCGCGAACAGAACCCTTTACATCTAATCCTTGTGCAACGCTATCTACATAATTCTTAGTAGCACCATCTTGTGCGCTTGTTGGGTCAAGAAGGTTTGTAATCTTCTTGCTGTTAAAAGACACATTGGCAGCAGGTGCGCCAAAAGTATCAAGCGTAAAGTTTGCAGGTGTTAATCCGTGTGTGTGATCGCTTGCGCTCGCTGTTGATGCAGAGCCAGCCGCACCTGATGTTGAAGCAACTGCGCCGGGTGTAGATGAGCCGAGTGAAGGTGTGCCGTGTGTGTGATCTGAGTGAGCAACTGATGTTGCTGAACCGTTAGCGGATGAACCACCAAATGTTGTCTGTGATGTTACTGCTCCAAAGCCGGGGCCAGCGTGTGCGTGGTCGGCGCGAGCAAAGTTTGTAGATGTTCCGTCAGCAGAAGAACCAGCAACAGATGTAGTTGTTGATTGACCTGTACCAAAGTTATCTACTTGCTGCCAAGTTGAAGCGTTGCTGTAGTAAAGCAAATAGTTATCTGTTGCGTAGTAGAAAGTTCCTGCTGAAACTGATGAAGCGGTTGGGCGAGCTGAAAGTGTGCCGTAGGTAATACCGCCAACTTGATTCCAGTTTGAGCCATCGTAAATGTAAAGAGCCTTAGTCGTGGTGTTGTAATAAACCTGACCTGATACTGGCGATGATGGAGCAGTCGCTAGGTTTTGAATAGCCGCATTGAGAAGTTGGTTCTGATTAAGGTCTATATTGACCAAAAATTTGCGTGACATTTATTCTCCTAGATTATGTAAGCAGTACCGCTAAAGGCTGCAGTAAATGATATTACCATTTGTTGATTAGTCGGATATGAAAATGTGCCTTCGCATTGAGTGTTGGCAGAGTCAAGAACTACTGCTGTTGGGTAACCACTCAGGTTATGAGTGATTGTCCATGTAGCAGAAGGTGTTGCTTGGTTGAAAGTATAAAAAACCGCAGATGAACCTGATGGGCCAGCAGGGCCTTGTGGGCCGATAGCAGCAACAGTTACATTGGGTTGGGTATTAGTAACCGTGACATTTTGAACCGTATTGGTAACGGTTATGTTGTCGGTCATACACGCGCCTGAGCAATAGTGAGGTTGCCGTCTAGCCAGTCATAGTTAATGCCACCTGATGAAGTAGCTTTGATGCCGTAGTAATAAGTTCCAACACCGAGAGCAGTTGTTTGTGTGCCTGTAATCTGAAATTGCGCTACGCCTGTTGATGGCGATGAAACAGTTACGCCTGAGCCGATCTGTAAAGTCAAAAGGTTACTTAAGGTTACCTGATTGCTTACGGCAAGTTTAATTGTGTACCCCGTAAGGTTAATTGCTGTGCCTGTTGAGTCTGTCCAAGTAACGGTAAAGATTAGGTCTATGCCTTGATTAACGACTGGATTGTAAGCAGATGCCATTGAAACCCCTTAATTATCTTTTGGAATTATAGCGGTTTGGCAACGAGGGCAGACTTTTGTTCCCTTAACTAATGGCAATCTACAAGACGGACAAAAATCAGCCATAGCAGCAAGCGAGCGCAACGCACCTGAGTTTGACATCAAATCAGTTACAGCCCAAACCATTGCATCCATACGATCGGGAGATGAATCGCTATCGGCTTCCCAAGTAACTAACTGATCTTCAAGCTGAGTGAAGTTGCTACCAACCATGTGAAGTCTTAATTGTTCGCTAAGTGCCGATACTGGTTCGGCTCTGACTTTCTTACCGCGTGATGCGTGAACCTTGCGATAAGGGATAGTTGCATCTACTTGGCGCAATAGGGCTTCAATCATATCCCCGCCATTGTTGGCTTCACCAATAATTCTGTCGCACTTATGCTTGCGAAACATCTCAACGGCCTTACGCGCCCATTGCTCAGGCGTTCCCCGCATCGTGGCATCTTCAAGAATGTAGTAATGCCCATCAGGGGTAGCACCTGCCACAACAATTCCTGTTTCATCGCTTGACTCGCCACTAGTAACCGCCGGGTCAATCGCTACAACAACTCGGTAATACGGCGGGGCATCCTCAGGTTTAATCCGAGCATCTTCAATCATCTGCCTTGTCCATAGGGCTGAGTCGGACTCGGTAAGTAGCTCGCCGAATAGTTCTTGTCTGCCCATACGAGTACCTGCGTATCGCGCTTGAAGTTCTAAAAGGGCTTGAGGGGCTAAATTGGCAGCGTTATCAAAGGTTGAGCCTCTTACAACTTTAACTGTGCCGTCTGTCCGCGCTACAAGGCTTCTAATAAGGTGAACAGGTCGCGGGGTAGTAGTGATAACGGTTCGAGGATGCTCTCCAAGGCGCAAACCAAATTGAAGTTGATCCCAAGTGTCAGGGTATCTCCACGCGGCTAGCTCATCGCACCACGCCCCGTGATGTTGTGGGCCACGCAAGCGGTCAGGTTCATCTGCTGAAAAAAGTTTGATGTGTGAGCCATTTTTAAGAGTGATTGAACCTTGTGATCGGTTGTAATGTTGTAGTGAGCCATAGGCTCGCAAAATGTTAATAATGCCTGACTCGCCCTCAGCGCAAACATCTCTTACATCGCCAAAGGTAGGCGCGACAATAGCCCATCGCGTGTTATTTTGAGTAGTTGCTTCCCACGCTAACCATTCAGCAGCAGTTCTAGTCTTGCCAGCACCTCGCCCCGCTAAATAGAGATAGATAGACCAATCTTCAGTCCGTTTCGGTAATTGCTCCGGGCGCGCTAATTCTTTTGCCCAAGACAATCTCCGCTTCCTCAATCTCTTGTAATTGTTCGATAAGCCTTTCTGTGCTTTCTCGTAGGTAGATTCCATCGTATGTAGTCACCTCCACCTCAGTCTTGACTGGCGTATCTATGCCAAACATCTTGGCATCGCGCTCTAATATCTTGAGCATAACCTTAATCGCATCTAAGTCACCGCGTTCTACTGAGGGCCATATAGCCAAAAGCGAAACATCTAATCTCTGCTTATGTAGCTCGCGTATCTCTTTGGATAAAACTTCATCCTTCGTGCGATTGACATAACGCTTAAACGCGGCTCTAGCACCTGATTCATCTGCGTAATCTAACTTCTTGGCAATCTGATCAAAGGTCGCTCCTGCTACCCGGTACTGCCAAACCTGAAACTCACGCTCAAAGGTCTTATGGTCAAGTTTGATGACATTCGGAGGATTTTCGTTCATAATCGGATTACGATTCTAGAGCGGTTGGCAAGGATTGCACTTGCACCTCGACAACGGAATTGTCGCGGCTCGCTATTGAGCCTTCAACCGCAGGGTAGGGTAACGATAGAGCAATTATTTGTTTTCTCATATTCCTGTCTAATGGGTACAAATAACGGTGCTTAGATGAACCTTTGATTTCTTGAGCATTTGAATCTAATACTTGTTGCGCCCATATAAGGGCATTTTTAGCATTTGTTTTAACGGGATGGCTGTCACGCTTGGCGCGTAGCGATCTGCCGTGAA